CTGCCTCGATTGCCAAGCGAATCAAAGATGGGTCGCGCCATGTCTCAACAGCCTCCGCTGATACGCCCCAGTCTGCAAGCAGTTCATCACCTTTCGTGTCTGACCAATTATCCCATTTCACCAACTTTTCAAGTTGTCCACGGCGTTGTTTGGCGATGTCACCCTTGTGTGGTGTGGTGATATATTCCAATACCGATTTTGCTTGGTGCTTCTTCATACGGATGTGTGGCAGTACTCCATTCAACACCTTGCGAATGTCTGCCTTGGAGTAGAATTGCAACCGATGTTGTGACCTCTGTGAGTCTTTATAGACCTTCAAGTCCAACTGGAGAATGCCACAATCAAGCGTCTTGTGGAGTTGTTCACAGTGGGTACGGCCCCGGTCACCTGTCGCCACCAACCCCACACGAGGCTCACCACGCTTCGTGATTGTGATATAGCCGTCAGCATCAATGAACCCGGCTGCATATGCCCAAGGGTCCTTGATTATCACACCACCATCACTCTTGCACAACATCCACTCTCGTCGCTTGGTTCCCTTGATGATACCCACTTCCTCACCGTATATCTTCAACAGCGTTCCAAGTGACGAGGCAGACAGTCGCCGCACATTGTGGCCGATGTCGCTCAAGTTGGATACTATGGAGCGAGCATCCATCTGACCATGCTTTGCCAATTGTTCGGATGACAGATGCATCCACATGGCCTCCTGCTTGGTGAGGGAGTCAATGGTATGTAGACAGTTGTTCCACTGTTTCCTAGCCAGTTCCTTGTCATTCAATGCGGCGACCCACAACTCCTTTTGAACCGAGTCCCAGTCATCATCAAACTTGTTCAGTTCCTCCAGACGGTCGATAGCCGACTGCCACAGTGAACACGCCCGCAACAACGACACCCTGCGGTCTTCCCCGAACTTCTGCAGCGACTTCAGGTTGCGGTCACTCAATCCAAGGTTCCGTATCGTGTCCTCATGGCCGTCACACCATGACAGGTTATCGATGGTTTGCTCAACCTCAAACTGCTTCATCAGTCGAATGGCGTCAATCAGGTCGTCGATTTCATCCCTGTGGTTTTTGTGGATACGCCTCTTTCCCTTCAAGTCCTTGACCAAGTCCTCGGCATTCATGCCAAAATGCATGTCGAACCACCCAACCACAGACTTTTGTTGACTACCCAACAGGGGTTTATCTGGGAACTTCTTTGGTGCCTCCAATGGTGACAACTTCCCATCACCACTTGACGGTGTTTGTGGACTATCGGTGGCTGGTCCACCAGTAATGCCCTGACCGAGTTGTGGCGGTGCGCCCTTCAACAATGGATGGAGCGCCAACTGCTTGCAGATGTCGGTGAGGTCATCATCCATGTTCGTGGTACTGAATGGTGTATCATAGTCATCTCCAACCAAAATACTACCCCACATGCCATCACCTAATCCAATATAGTAGTAGGGAACAATTCATCCAAGTCAATAATCCTCTCCCTGAACTCAGTGGTCGCCCAGTGTCCGAGGGCAAGTGCAATCACCATATCATCATGTCGCCCGATACTCTCCAACTTTCCATGCTTGCTCATACCGAACAACAACAGTTCGGTCTTGAGTTCATTCATCATAGTTCTTGAGTAGTCATCCCCGATAGGCATACGGATGTGTTCTCGCTCAAACTTCAACACCAGACCCATGAGCAGTGACTCTCGCTTGGTCTTGGATGAGATGAATGTCTTGATTGGCAGGTCGGTGTTGGCGCGCAGTTCGGTGGCGAACACGCGTTGGAAGTGGTTGGCCTCCAATTCGATGACATCTGGTCTGAACCTTGCGTTCAGGCGTTGAATCTCCATTATTTGGGTTCGGAAGTCCATTGCCTTCCGACGAATTATGTGGACTATCTCAAGGATGTCAGGCTCCTCGGCTGGTCGTCGCAGCACCATCATCACCGTGTAGTCGGCTGAACGGTCCGATGATATGGCAGGGTCCCAGCCGATGAAGTACTGGTCGTCATCGGAGCCACCCTCCTTTGGTGCCAACTTCCGACCGAGCAGAACATGATTACGGGATTCACATGGGGTAATGATGGTCGATGGGAACAGGCTGGATGAGTCATCAATCGGTTCGCATAGATACTCACGAGTGAATGCAACGGCTGGCATATCCTTTCGTCGTATATCCAACGCATCCAAGTCCCACCGCTCCGGCCACAGCGCTTCTCCACGCTCGTTGATGGCTGGGTATGTTTCGACCAGATACCCATTTTTGCTCTCAAGTTCCGTGTACAGGTCAGTGGGTGTGAACGGCGTTCCGACAATCATCAGTTGTCCAGTATGGTGAACACAAGGCACGAGGACCTCATAGAACCATGATGCTACACGCTTCAGTTCCGTGTCCGTTGTTCCCCACAGGATGTCGTCACACAGGATTATGTGGGGGTGAGCACCACGAACACCACCCCCAACTGACTTGGCGGTGATGTTGCTGCCATTCGTGAACCCGAAGAAGGTCTTCGCCCAAGCATCCTTCTTCTTCATCTTGGAGAGGAACGGCACCCCATCTATCCACTCGTTGAGGTTCCTCATGTGACGAATGGACTGGTCGAGGCTGTGGCTGAACACCATTGCCTCCGTCTTTGGATGGAAGATTACTTTCCACAGCAGGTATGACATGAACAACACGGACTTGCCGTGGTCACGAGACGCCTTCACGCAATATCGGTTGTGGGCATCTAGATTAGTGACCCACTTCGCATGGTGAGTAGACAGTTGCCAACCGAGGATGTCCTCAAAGAAGAATCGGAAGTCACGCTTCGACATCTCAAAGTCGATTTCATCAATAACATCTTTGAGTTGGTCTTCCTGCAATCAATTCACCACGACCTCATGGCTGTTGTTGCATGTTTTGCTCTGCTGCTGTCGCACCGGCTTGTTGGCCAAACAGGTTAGGTGGCCCAGCGGGTTGTTGGCCCCATCCTTGACCTTGTTGCCAATTCGGTTGACCACCACCACCAGTGATTTGCCCTGCGACTGCCGGGTTCGCACCTGCCACCTGTCCTGTGGTGTCAGTGACGCCAACGGCTGGCATTGCATTGGTCGGAGATTGTCCGATGGATGCAACTGGTGATTGTGGTTGTCCTGCGGCTGCTGCATTTGCTTGCTGTTGTCCACCACCGGCTTGCCATGCTTGTTTGAATGGTGCTGCGATTGCACCACCAAGGCGCTTCAAACCGGCTCCTGCTTGACCGGCTAGATTCTGACCAGCATATGCGGCCTGACCAACTCCGCCAGCCACTCCACCACCCTGTTGGAAGTTCTGTGCCTGTTGCTGACCGAATTGCTTTGCTGCCTGACCTGCAGCCTGTACGCCTTGTTGTGCTAACTCAGCACCACCGCCGGGGCCACCAACGACTGGTTGATAGTTTCGATTGTTAGGGTCTTGTTTGGCTTTGTGTGATTGATACATTGATGCACCCAGACCGGCTAATGCTCCTGCGGGGCCAGCGGCCAAACCACCAGCACCAAATGCCCCAAAGTGTCGTAGACCACGACCCATTGCTGGCATTGCGCGTTCCTTGCCCCACTGCTTGGCTCGGTCCCAGAATCCGGGTTGTGACTGTGCTGCTGGGTGGGATTGTACATTACCACCTGCAGTGCCTTGACTTGCACCACCGCTTAGGCCACCGGCTCCTTCGCCGCCCTGCCCAAGACCGAGCATCTGCCCTGCTGGTTTCATCTGTGCTTTGCCATCCTCAAAACCGTAGGTTCCTGCGCCACCAACAGTTTGACCCGGAGCGGGTGCGCCGACCTGCTTCTCGATGAAGTCATAGACCTCGTGTGACTTGGTGAGTGTGTCACCCATCAACACATATGCCATCTCGTCATGGGTTGCATCCCACTTGTCCATCACTTGGATGATGGCAACCTCGTCATCCTCGTAGATTGCCCGAATCTTCATCTCCTTGATGATTGGATTGCGGTTCTCAACTGCCTCTCCATGTAGTGACCTCTCCTCGTACTTCCGAGGGTCATATTGCGACTTGACTATCTTCACTAGAGGCATCATACACCACCAAAGGCAACCTTCACTGTTCCTACCACAGTCGGGGGCAACTGATAAAGTTTAGCGATGTTCTGCCAGTCTCCCCTTGAAGCAGTAATGGAGTGGACATCATGCACAGTGATGTCTAGACGATTGGCCACTATCGACACATCATCATAGTTTGTGATGTTGAGAGACTTCTTTGTCGGAAGCAGGTCCAACACCTGCGGGTCCTGCTTCGCATCAGCCAACTGAATGACCTCCATCGCCTTCAACAGACGATTTTCGACCTCAATGGCACCTTCTTGGTAGGTGAACAGGGGAGGTGGCCCGTCGGCTGGGGGTTGCACTGCTGGGGCGACCTGTCCATGCGTGGCGGCAATCACCGCATCTGATGGAACGGACTGCCACTCCCTTGGGAGCATTGGTTCGTTAATGGCAGCCTCTGGATGACCTGCCTCAAAGTCGATTGCGCGCAGTGCTCCCAAACCCTGTTCATCTTCGGCAATTCGATGTTCGGCAATCTGTTGGTACAATGCCCGAACCGCTTGGGCGTTTGCATATTCCTGACTCCCCTCTTGGATGACCTGCTTCCCCTCGCGGGTGGCATGTTCGTTCCACACTTGGTTCAGGTCGATGCCTGTCTCATGCGCACCAGCGATTGTGCCAAGGGCGTTTTGGGTCCACTCCATCGTTCCCTGACCATATCCCTGCCCCCGGAACGGGGATGACTGGCTGCGGTGCTTGCCGTGGATGTCGGAGTGTTCCCCGACACCCAGTTCCCACTTCGTCGGGTCTTGGGAATACTCTGAATATGCTGCCTGTAGTTCCTCCGGCGTCCCCTCCTTGTCCGACTTCCAACGACCATGACGCAACTTTCGGCCCGGATGCAGACCTGACTCCTGACCCAATATGTCCAAGAGCGGTATGTACTTGCCTTGGTCGGTCAACTTCTTGCCCGGTGTCATCACCGCGGATATGGGGGCAGCAGCCGCAGATGCCAACTGCGAGTCACTCATTCCCCATCCCAATGCCGAGTTGTACCATCGCATCATGTTCAACGCCTCTTTTGAGGGTCGTCCGCCTCGGGACAGGTCAGAGTGGAAGAACGCGTCAGGGTGGTGGCCGATGAGGAGTTCCGGGGCAATCTCACCATAGTGGGATACGCTGGCCTTGTCTGCCTCCTGCTTCGGTGTCAGGGTCCTTCGGCCCCTGCTCCCTTCGCCACTAGCCTCCCGACTCATCGTCGGGTTCATCAGGTTGGGTTCGACATACGGTTGGTGAACGAAGTTCATGGACATCCCACGACCAATCCACTCGTTCAGCACATCTTTGAGTTCGTTGTAGAACGGCAATGCACCGGACTCAGGGAACGGCCCACGCTCCGGCTCACCGAATGTCGTCCCGCTGTTCATGTAGAATGTGATTAGGTTGCCATC